TTTCTCGGAAAGTTTTACTGCTTCCGATGCTTTAGTTACCAACCAATCTTGGTCTGCTGGAGCCATTGCTTCCCCCAACCTTTATGGAGATAGTGTTACTCAGTTAGCAGGAGACAAAGGTTCTCTTGCTGGTACATTATCAGGAACTGGTGTTCCTACTATTACTGCTGGTGGTCCTGGTTCAACAGGAACAGCACAACGCACTATTGAACTGAGCGTATTCAAATGAGACACATAACTCCCGTTCTGCTTTTAGCAACGGGAGTCATTTGTACTCCTGTTTATGCTAATAGTGTTGTACCTAATTTCACCAGAGGAACTATCAATGCTACCACAGAATCAACTACACGGATTGTAGAAACCATACGCCAGGTGGAATACTCAACTGGCACATCTTATACTGTAACTGGAACCAATATTAATATTCCTGGCACTCCATCTCCTGGAGCAAACTACACCATTATGGATCAAGGTGCTCCGTTCCAATTTAGTGAGACATATCTCGGAACTGGATTGGCAAAAGAAACATGGATAGACAGAACTACAGAAACAAATTCAACTACTACATCAATCTCTGTATTTACACAGTAGTGTTGTCTGGTAGTGCGTTTGCTCAGAGCGCCCCAGCACCATCTAATACCAACATAGCAGGACCATCAGCATCGGCAACGGGTAACGTGACGAATCAGGCAGTACAGGTCTTACAAGGTCCTTACGCAATGAATACTTATGGTGGTGGTGTAAGTTGCCAGGGACCAACATTCTCAATATCTCCATTTGCTTTGAATAGTGGAAATGGTAGTGATGACCCAGAGACATTTGATTCAAGAAATTATAACTGGGGAATCTCTGCAGGTTTCAATATACCTTTGGATGGTATGTTGATGGAACTTTGTAAGTCAAGAGCAAAAGTAGAAATAGCAAGACAACAAAGTGAAGTTGATAAAAGTCGTTTAGATTTTGAATTAGTTAGATTACTGAAATGCGGTGAAGCAATCAAGAATGGCATTACCTTTCATCCAGATAGCCCATACTATAAAATCTGTGCTGATGTAGTTGTTCGGTATTCTAATGCGAAAGATGTGGTGAGGAAATGAGTGATATACCAACAATCAATACAGGTGGAATAGGTAATATAAAAAACAATACCAACCAAATTCCTAATGTTGGTATTGTTGGTAATAGTATTGTTCCAAGTTTAGAACCTCCCGTTGTAACATCAACTCCACAACCACTCATTCGTAGTTTAGAATTACCTGTATTTCAAGCACCAGATACTTCACTCAAATATCCAATCATCAATGTTCCTACACAGGAAGAGTTTGATGCGGCAGTGAGAGCAGAGAAGAAGGCACAGGAGGATGAGAAGCAAGAGAAGTCTAGAGGTCTTCCTGATAGTCCACCACCTATACTACCTCCTCAAATTCAACAAGTATTGCCTCAAGAAGATAAATCAAGTGAAGATGCGATACTACCAGTAAACACTAATCTTGGAGTGCCTGTAATTGAAGTACCAATCATCGGGGAAGTTCCAATTCCTCCAAAAGAACAGGTTATTCTTGCTGGCACCACTGCTACTGCTTCTGTTGCTGCGGCTCTTATTGGCAAATCTTTGGTGGAATGGATGGTAGGTAAAATGAAACCCATCGTTCAACAGATACTTATAAGGGGTAAGAAACTCTTGAATAGAGACCTTACCCAGTATGAATTACAACTCTACTTCACAGCAGAATTAGATAAGAAGAATTTAAAACTACTCAAAAAAGAATGGAAGGAAGAAAAGAAAAGTCAATATAAAAAAGCACACGACAAATAATTACTTCTTACGCTTAGATTCTAATAATCCAAAATCTTTTACTTTAGCATCACCCATATATGACCAGGCATATCCTTCATCAATCATCTGTTCATTGAGTGATGTTTCTTCATTATTAATATACAATTTACCAAGAATTCTACCATACTTTTCGGTACTATCAGGTAGTTGTGTTTTGATTAAAATATCTTTAGCACCTTCTAATCTTTTTTTCAACCATTCTTTGACTTCTAATCCAAGTGCTTTTTCTTTGAGGTCTGTAGTACGACTTTCTGGAGTATCAATGCCAGCAAGGCGTACTCGCTTAGTAAGAGAAATATCGAACCCAAGATCAACGTCCGCATCGATTGTGTCCCCATCAACTACTTTTAATACTTTTCTTACTCTGTAAATATAAGGGTCTTTATCCATTAGAATGGTAGTTTGAACTTCTCAGTATTTAGTTTTGGAATAGGTAGTTTCTCAAATGCTTTTGTTACTTGTTTCTCTACCACAGATCCAACAAACTCTTCTGGGTTATCCAGAATCTTCTGTGCTTTTTGATAAGTTGTGTATGCACCATAGCATAGTGCTCCACTAATACTCAAACTTAAAATTGATAAACCTAATGCTAATTGTTTCATTCTTCTTTTGCTAATTTAAATATGTATAAAATATATCCTATTGTTAGTGCCAATAGAATAGCAACCATAATATTCACGGACCAAACTGGATCAGTCATTCTCTCCCCTCCTCCCCGTGTATAAAAACTTTTAATTCTTTAACGTATGTTCTAAGTATCTGTGCCTGCTCTTCATGCCAAAAATTACCCGTCTCCAAATGAAGACGGGTGTGATTATCTATGGCTTTAAGTATTTGGTGGATGGGAGTATTCCAACATTCACGATTTGGAGTATTGAACTCTCTTGGCATAATACCTCATTTTTTCTTTCCACCATTCTTTGCTTTCTTTGCTGTAGCATTCCCTTGATTCTGTTTGGACTGCTTACCACCATTAGAACCTTTCTTACCTTTGTTTGATGATTTTGCCATTAGACTCCACCTGTACGTGGTTGAACTTGTCCTTCCTCAAGTGCTTCAACTCTTTCTTCAAGAGATACTGTTGTTTCAGCAATTGTTGAAATAGGTTGTTCTGGTGAAACAGGAGGTTCTACAACTGTCTCAGTTCTTGGGAGTTCCTTTTTTTCATCATCATCCTTATCACCACCTTTTTTCATTGTGTTTACTCCAAAGGTGGCAGCACAAGCAGTAAAGACTGTAGCAATGAATGTGGGATCAAATTTTTGCAACACTCCACCATAACTTGCGGTAAGTAAGGCGGCACTCCAACTCAAAATAGCAACACGAATAATAGTCCCCATAGTTTTTTCTTTATTATTATGATTTGTTTGCATCTCTTTAATTTATAAGATTTATAGTTATTTATTTTTTACAATTCCTCTACTCTATTTTGCAATAGAAAAGGTGCCCGAAAGCACCTAATCTTACCTACGAAATTGCAGTCTCAATAGGTATAACTATTTATCCTTTCTTCCAAGCGTCACCTTCTGCTTTTCTTCTACGAGCAAGACCTGCTTCTACATTAGACCCAGGATTACGGTAGAGGTATAAAGCATCTGGAACTTTGTCCCATTCTTTATTCTTCAGTGTGCGTGTAATAGTATTGAAATTGTCACCACCATAAAAACCAGCACCGAGATTATAAGCAAAGGAGAGAAGTGCCCCTCTTTTGCCGTCAGACATTTGACCCCAATGTGGGATTTTACGAAGTGATGGAAGAAACTGGTTCTTACATTGAGTAATCAACAGTTCATCTGCTTCTGCCTGAGTAATGGTATCTCCCATATGGAATGGTGATCCATCCTTCTTACGGGTAGTTCCCCAACCTATGGTGATTGGAAGTCCACCTGAGAGAGGATCTGGATATGCTTTGAGATGGCATCCTTCAAACTCTTTGATTAATTTAAGGCCCATCATAGGCATATCATCACCACCTGCTACGGGAGAGGTAGGACTAGCGGCAACCGCAGTTACCGCACTTCCCTTTTTTCCTCTGTAAATCTCCGCCCAATCTACAGTATCATCAAGATACTTAACCGGGAGATTATCTTCTAACCACTGAACTGCTTTGATGTGATTAGGGTTCTTCTCGTCATAAAACTTGAAGAAGTTGTGTAAGTCTATACGTGCCATTAGTTTTCTCCTTATGTATCAATCGAAAATGCGACCCCAACCATCGCTGCCACCTGGGCACCAACGATGCTTAAGAACTGCTTTGGTATATACGGTCTTCTTACCGTTTGTTACTGGTCCAGTATAGTTGTCATTCAACGAACCATAAGGATCATTTACATAGTATCCTTTACCATCTGGTGTCTTGCCGATCACTACACACATGTGCCCGCCAGTAGGTGAAGAAAGAGAACCCCTGTGAAGAATACCAATAACGACGGGTTTGCCAGCATCCAAACTCTTATCAATATCAGAGAAAGAAAGATTGTAACTAAAGTGTGACTTAACACCATAACCTTGTAAAACTTTGGTTTGAACTGAGTGATCAGTTGTGTCACCAATGGCAAATACTTTCTTAACATACTCATCATCACCTTTGATGCTTCCTGGTTTTAGGAAAGCAAGGCACATAGCACACGATGAAGAGTTGCATGTGCGATGTGCATCTCTATAGTTGTCTACTTGATTGAAATAAGGAACTGCCAACACTGATGGTGTTGGTGGTTTTGTTCTGAACATTCCTATCCACTCGGATTCAGAATCATCAAGGAATTCAGCAGGTAGATTATCCTCTAACCATTGAACTGCTGCCACATGGTTTGAATTACCATCATCATAATACTTAAAAAAGTTATGAAGATCTAATGTCATTACATCTATTTACCGACACTAAAGATATTTATAAAATAACTAATTAATATTCAATAAGATTATTATCGTGAATACTCATTAATCTTATCAAGTACCATATTCAAGTATTGGTCCGCAAGTTCTTTGGGGTCTGAGGTATAAGTAATCTGTTCGTTCTGAAGTTTCTGCTTCAACTTTAGGACCTGATACTTCATTTCTTCTTTAGTCAATTGTCCTCTGGGCATACAAAAAATCCTTCTCTCCGTATTTAGAAAGAAGGATTGATATTGCTATTTTTTATTTGAGAGTTTCAATACATTTA